GAAGTGGTACCAAATCCAAGATAACGTGCACCACCTAATGAAATCCAACTGTGTAGTGCTCTGGCTGTGTCAAAAAATACGTTGGTACTTTTCTTTGCCCAACCGCCTACTTTTTCTACGCCACCTTTTCTAAAGCGTACTAAGTTGCCGTCTACCCAACCATTCTCGTTGGAGTAATCGGTTTCTTCCTTGTTTATGCCGGGTTTGAAACTAAATTTTGTGAGTGGCATCTCTTGACTCTACCATTACTAAAATTAATTTAAGCTATTCTTATGATGGCTGCTGTAGCACTAGCTGCTGGAAAAACTACTGTAAAGTCTCCAGCGGTGCTTGTTTTGTCTCCTCCGAAATCAATAGCAGCCAAGGCTTTGTTTGAGTTTGTTGAGTTGTAAATCAAACAACCTCTTGCAGTTACTGTAGCTGTACCAAACGTCAAATCAGCAAAGTCAACTATTGCTGTAGTACCAGAAATTGCTGGTGTCACGTTAGTCAATGCTGCTCCAGCTGCTGTGTAATTGGTACCAGTAACTTCTTGTGCAGTTGAATACGCAGTAGTACCAGCTCCCATTGTTGCTGATGATGTGTATAAGGCTAACTTGATCGAGTCAGCTCCGTTGGTTAGATTGTGACCTTCTACAAGTATTTCTTGCTTGAAACTTGTTGCTATTGCTGATGTTATTGCCATTTCTTAAAGCTCCTTTATTATCTTAGCCATGTCATCATGACCTTGTTGCCTTAATAAATTCACATACGTCACATTTTTAGAATTTATTGCGTTCTTAATACTATGTAAGATTACAGTATAAACTTGGTTTTGAAAAGCTATAGCTTGTTGTTTGACATGCTCTGGAGCATCCATGCTAATTTCACAAATTTTCTTTGTGGCTTGTTCTGCCCAAAACTCAGGATCGTGTCCTTTGTTGTGCGTGGTGTGAACACCCACTTGTCCTAATTGTATGAAGCTGTCTGTCATCCTTTGTACGGCTCTGGTGGTTCTTCGTCTCTGTCTAATATTAAACCGTGTTCTTTTAACTTTTCGTCAATGTCTTCATAAGGTCCTATGATCCATTTGTTTTCGTGTGGCACCGCTACCAACGGTTTGTCTAGTCTGTGAAAACCGTACAGTCTGTCGGTGGCTGGTACGTTAGAATCCAATACGGTAGATCGTGAGCTGATGCCTACTGTAATGTCTGCGTCCATACATTTAGAAATCCAGAACTCAACACAAGCTCTACCAGCTTCTGCAAAGTGCATGTTTTCTTTGTAAGAAAAATCTATGCCATACAGGTCTATGGCTTCTACTTCGTTCCACAAAGCAAACGCTATTGCGTAAGCAACTGTGTTATTAAGATAAGCACAACCCGTAGCATTGCAGACTTCTTCTATAGGAAAAACCACAGCAGAAGGTACTCTTTCGTCCAATTCACAAGTGTAAACAGGATATTCAGCGTCTGGAAGTATTCTGGTGAGGACACTGGTTTGTTTACCAGCGTCATTACTGTCAAAAAAACGACTCGCTGGGTCTAACATAAACATTCTGTCTGTGTCGTAGACTGCTGCTGCTGAGTTTATTGTCCAAACTTCATCCCAAGTTCTACCGTTTTCTACACCTATAGCGTAGTCAACTTGTGATATACCAAGACCTATAAGAGCAACTCTCTTGCCCTTTAACGATTCTATGGGGTGCACTACGATACGCCAGTGCGAAACTGATCGTATCTAAATTCATCTCGTGTGCCACGACCTTCTGATAGATTTTTCATTCTTCCTACTGCCTCCTTAAATCTAGCCTCAAATTGACCAATGACATCGGGGGGTTCTTTTAGAAAGATTGCTCCTTCAACCAAGGTACCGTAGAGCAAAGCATCTGGATAATCAGAACTTAACACTGTTGTACCGCTGTCACTACCACTCGTTAACGAGGCTGGTTTATACAAATAATGTAATTCAATAGTATATGCTTCATCAGGAATCGGAGCAAGTTCAAACGAAGTGTCGTCAAACAATGAATAATATTTAGGTTGCCCAGTGGTTGCCGAACTGGGCGAATATTCTTTTATAAAAGAAGGGTGTTTAAAATCTAAGTAAGTGTGAGTATTGCTTTTTACTACAGCAAGACTGAAAGGAGCGTAAAAATCTGTTGGTGTAGCTAAGAATCTGTTATCGATAGTAAGGGTAGCTAGTACGTTCTTTCGTTGGTTAGACAGTTGAACCATATTAAAAATACGATTCTCTGCTTCTTTGATAAACGTAGGCAGTTGTGTGGTAAATGTAGTTTCATTTACTTGCAAGTAGTCTTGTACTGCTGTTTTTAATGTTGATAAAGTGAAGCTCATATTTCTATTATAACCGTTCCCAAAGTTGCTGTTAGTTCAAATGTAGGCAATTCCTTTCCAAGTTTACCCAAGCCTACGTTAGTATAAACACTAAAAAAATTAAAGTCTTCTGCTGTGTCAGGTCTTGAATCTTTAATAGCTTCTGGTTCTGATGGAGTTGCACTAGGTTGCAACTGTGGGTGTTTGGCATCCCATTGATCAGGACCTACTATCAGACCATCCCAAGTCTTTTTCATGTCTTTACGTTTGTACCTAAAACCAGATATGTCACATATACCGTAAGCGTTTTTGTTCGATGCAAAAGCCATTATGCGTTGTTGTAACTTCTTAAATTAGGCGATACTCTGAAAGATGATCTGTCTTCGTCCGTAGACATAGCTCTATCAAATTCTTCTTCGTAGATAGCCTTTAATTGTCCTGTAAGCTGTGGTGCTTTCTTCATGGATATGTAATAAGCAAGTCCAGCGGTTAAGCAAGGATAAAACCTAAAAGGTACTTCTATGTCGTTGGTAGCCGAATCCACATCGTCCATTCTTGTCAACACGTTCATGTGAATCGTGTACTTACTAGACACGTCTGGTGTTGGATAAACAGATATAGTAGGTGTTAATTGTTTGTTAACAAAAAATTGGTTTGGTTTGCCTGTCGTGCTTTTCTTGGTGATGTGTGCGTACTCAGCTCTGCTCAAACGAGACATAGGTATGTCGGTTGTTTCAGTGCCATTGGTTTCTCTTACAAAGACATCTAAAACGTCTATAGGAGCTGTAGCGTTTGTACTGTCAACATTGTATGTTGTGTTTGAAGCAACCATAGGTACAGTCTTTTCTGCAATAGTCCACTGGTTTAAGCCTCTGTTAGCCCATTCAGCCAACATAATATTAAGACTTCTTGAAGCACTTTTAAGATCGTAACCAGTGCGTAATTCTATGCCACAACGCTCGTAAGCCTCTTCTATGTATTCAGCTACGTCAGGTTGGAAGTCTTTACTGCTGGATGTCGCCATCGTAATTATTTAATTTTTTTTGCAACCTCAGAACCAACTGACATAGCTCCGCCTAATGCTTTTCTCTCAGCTTGTACTACTTTGCCTCCGTGAGACATCATTTTAGGCATACCAGTCATGCCACCACCCATCATTTTTTTAGGTGGTCTGCCTTTTTTCTTTCCATACGATCCTTTACCTTGTGGCATATTGCCCTCCTATTTTCTTCCAAACAATCCCATATTGTTTGATTTTATAATACCACCGTCAGCTGCTTTTTTAGCAGTTTTTTTTGCTTGCTTAAAAGCTCCACCTGTTGGTGCACCTTTAGAACCTACTGAACGCATCCTTTCTGGAGTTTTGCCAGCAGCTTTTTGTTTTTTAATTCTTTTTCTTTTAGCATGTATGTTTGCATACAAACCTTTGGGTCCTTGTGCTCTACTGATTGCCATGATTTAGCTCCATTTTTTCAAATTTGCCCAATAAGCCGCAGACATTTTGCCTTTGGCTATGTTTTTACCGTGTCTTGCTCTGAATGATTTTCTTCTTGCTTTTTGTTTGGCCGATTCACCTTTTTTTGGTTTACCAGCAGTGGTTACACCCTGTTGACCAAATCTTATGGTTTTAATCTTATCACCTTCTTTGGCAACAACCACATGAGATTTAGTAGCATGATTTGGCGTTCTTTTGGCTTTATTAAAACCAGAAACGCCAGCTCTTGCTAACCTAGGGTCTTTAGCCACCTTTAAGCATGAAATGCAGTCAAAGATGTAAAGGTTGCTGTGGTGTAATTAATAAACACTCCGTCTGAAAACACCAACCCGTTGTCTGGAATAGTTATGTCTCTGGTTGCTGTAGCAGAAGCCACACATCCTAATTTAAACAAACTGCTACCTGAAGTAGAAGTGTTTAAAAAATCTAAATTGCCAGCAGTACCAGAACAAACAACATTAATGCCTTGCAGTCTTGACCTACCACCAAAAATTACATCAGCAACTGCTGTATTAATACCAGCAGATACATTGCCAGCTGGATTACCAACAGCAGTTATTGACGTTATTGTTCTAAAATATTTAGTTCCAGTAGCTGTACCAGCATTTGCACCTGTAATTGATTCTGTCAGTGCATCACCACTAACGTCTGTACCAACTACGGTAAATGATTTAGCTGCATCATTGCCAGCAGAAAGAATTGTAACAATTCTTCCACCAACATTAGTAACAGAACCACCGTCAGCCAACGCACCACCTATAGTGAGTGCTGCGTTATTTCCTACGGCTGCTGCTGTTGATATTCCATCAGCGTCTAAGGCTTGAGCATCGGCAGTTATAAAGACTGCCGTGACATCTGAGCCTGTTAGTCTAGTTGCCATAAGTTACTCCTTATTCAAATATGATTCTGTTGATTGCTTCATAATGAACATCAAGTCCTTCAGCTGCTGCTGCTCCAGCTTCTATTCCAATGTAAGGAATAAAATCAACATTGTCAGTTAGAGCTCCAGATAGAACTGCTGCTGCACCTTCTGCTACAGCAGATACTGCTGTTCCGCCTGTTGAACCAGCTGTAGTAGTAATGTCGTACTGTGTACCGTCAACAAAGATTGTTGCTTTTCTGTCACTGTCAACAACCACTTTTAAGTGGTATGTGGTGTTAGCAGCTACTGTTATAGGCAGTTGCGAAATAAAATCAGTTCCACCAACTGAGTGTACAAAATGCAATTTAGTAAAATCAGTAAACGCTTCTGAGTTAGTCGCATCGGTTTGGAACTTAAAGTACGCTTGGTCTGCATCTGTAGCAACCAACTGGTCGTTTGTAAGTTTTAATCCAGCCCAAAACTTTTGGTTATCAATGGCGTTTGTTGAAATAGCACATTCCCATTCTGTTTGGTTCTCAGTACCCCATAACACACCTGACCAAGCTGTAAAAGCTGTATCTAAATGTGGAGCAATAATTGCTTGGTCTTGGTCAGCACCAGCAGTTGTGATAGTCAAACCAGCTCTTGTGGTATCAAAAGTAACCAAAGCAGTGGTCATGTTGGTTCCTAGAATTTCAAAGTCTCTGTTTGCTGCTCTTGCAACTTCAACCGTATACGCTTGGTCAATGTTTGCATTGGTTGCTGGTCTTTTCTTAAACCATTCTGTTAAAAAATACCTGTCAGAAGTTAATGCACTTCTGTTGGTGTTGTTTGCATTTGTTCCATGTACTACAAGTTTACCAGCAGTAGTAATTTCAACTTTATCGTTGATTTGATTACCTGATGTGCTGTTTGTAGCTAGGTGTTGGAAACCACCTTCAGACCTGATAGGTCCACTAAATGTCGAATTCGCCATAATTTCCTCCTTGGGAAATAAGTCTTATCATCTCGGCTTGTCTGCTAGGTCAGTTGATAAAACAAAATTAAAAAAAATCCTAGTAGTAAAATCATACTACTAGGACTCTTATTAAGCAAACTTTAAAGAATCTGTACTTTAGTAGGTCTTTTGTAAAAACCAAACTTAGGGTCATCTTCAGAAACTTCTACTCTAGCCATAAAAGTTACTCTGTCACCTTTCTCTGCTTGTGAAGTACCCCAAACTTTAAAACCTCTGTCATCTTGTACTAATGATTTCATAGAACCACCCCAGTCATTTTCTACATATTTAGTTGCTAAAATTTTACCTGTAATTTGCATCCTTTCATCTGTAACAGGTACTGGTTCAGCATTAGCATCTAGTATGGCTTGTTCTTTTCTAGCAATTTGTTTTTCTTCAAAATCGCTTAACATGTTGTAGCAAAATTCAATTTGTTTACTAGATAACGAGCCGTATTGAAGTAATTTGTTGTATATATCAAAAAAAGCATCGTAAAAGTGCACAGCTTCTTCGTGGTTATTATAAAACTCCCACGCTTTAATTAAAACTGGGTGCTGGTTAGAAAATTCTTTTAAATCTTTTTCTAATTTGATTCTAGCTTCTTCTTTTTGTTGTGCATCAAACTCAGGTGTTTTTCTAATAATTGGGTTTAAATCATTATATTCCCAAGTCTTAGAAGCATTTAAAGAATCGTCTTTATCTTCGCAATATTCAACAGCTTTAGCATAGGCATCATCATATTGTGTAGATAAATTTTTAATATGTATGTCACTTTCTCCAAAACCATAAGTTGTTGGGTATGTGTAACAGTGTCTCAATGTAAACATTTTGTACTCTTCTCCACCTACTATGTAATATCCTCTTGGTCCCATGATTTTTCTCCAGTGAGGGGGGTGGCTTACGCCACCTCCCTGTATATATCAAATCTATAAGTGCCATACATTTCCCACCTAAGACCTAAAGCATCTAAACCAAATATTTTTGTAGCTACTTCATCAGAAAAGTATTGGTCACAGTCTCCATCAGAATTGTAATGCTCATTGATTTGACTCCATACATTTCCTCCGTCAAACCACACCTGAACAGTATCGTCTACAATTTTGACTTTATAATCCCAAGAACCAATAGAGCCAATATCAAGATGATGCCATCTTGCTTCTTCAGATTTGATAAAGGCTTGCACGCTTATTTCAACGTGGTTTGCTATTGTAGTTAATTTTTTCATTACTTTTCTCCTTTGTTGTGAATAATCTCACATACACATAATAACAGATATGTAGGAATGTGCAAGTATTTGCACAAAATAATATTAACTAATTTTAGACCAAAAAAAAAGGCAACCGAAGTTGCCCTTTCTTTGAAATACTTGAGTTATAAACGGTATTTCTAATCGTTCTAGTTATGCACCTTGCGATCCATAGATTCCTCTCCAATCGGAGAAACCAAATGAATATCTTTCACGAGCTTTGTATCTGATGTTTCCAGTCGAAAAGTCTGGCTCCATAGAAGTTTCCATACCACTTCTTTGGAACATTTTTAGACCATCGCCTTGATCAGTTACAGAAGTTAAGATGAAAAAAGCATCTGGGTCTGTCAGATAATGGTTTACTGAGTAACCACCAGAAAGAACACCAGTGTTCTTAATAGCGTTCAGGTCATTGTCTGAAGTTCCAGTTCTTAACTGAGAATTTAAAATTCTGTCAGCTACAAAAACAAGTTCACTAGGAACTATCATTTTTGATGCTTGTACAGAAATTGTCAATCCTCTGTCATCCGTGAAACCGCCTATGTCGATTAACGCATCTTCTAATGAAGTTTCGTTTAAATCAGCCATTGATGTAGCTCTATTAGCAGCAGAACCACCACCAGAAAGTGGGTGATCGGTTGCTATTAAAGATTTACCATCTCCACCAGTAAAACTGGATGAGAAAGCGTTGTTTAATACGTCTGCACCTTTAACTTCTTTGGTGTTAGCCATAGATTTTGCTAATGCTTTAACGTATCTCTTACCTAAAGAGTCATAGAGGTTGTCTTCAACTGCTTCTTCAGTTAACGCAAACGCTAATGCCACTGTATCGTGGGTATAACGTGCACTGTAACTTTCAGATGCGTTGTCGAAGCTAACGCCTTGACCTTCAGTTTTTGTTGGTGCTGAACCAAATCCAGTTATCAACACCTCTTCTTCAAAAGCACGGTTGGAATCTTCTACAGAGAAAATTTCTTCGTACTCATTGTTGTACTCATCATAAGATAAGCCAAAGAGGCTGTTTAATCCGGGTTCTAACTCTTTAGCGAGTTGAGCTCTTGATATTGCCATTGTTATTTACCTTATGCTAGACCAGCACCTTTAACTCCATTGACATGATTACAAATCGTGCAATAGACGTTGGTGTTAGCTGACGCTACGTCATCGTTATCAGGGTCCTGTGAAATATCTAATGCTTTTAGAGGCAACGTAGTGGCAGTTCCGCCAGTTGTTACATCAAGTTCTACATTAGAACGTCCAGAGGCTGTATCGCCAACAGGAGAGTTTTCAACAATGTCAAAATTTCCGAACAAGTCAGTTACTGGAAAAGCAGCATCAGCTTGTATTTCAAAAACAACATTACTGTCATCAATCACGTTAGCCACTATATCAGAAGCAGATATGCTACCGGGATAGTGATTTTTAAAAACTTGTTCGCCTGTCGTTGGGTCAGTGTAACTAACTCCGTTAAACACTCCGACAACAGGAACAGCACCAGTGGCAGCATGTCGACCTAAAACTCCACCTGTTAATTGCGTACATAAGTCGCCATTAAAAATTGGTGTTGTAGCTCCACTAGCTATCCTATATCTGGATTGTCCTCCAGAATAAGGTGCTCCGCCATTCATACGAACAGGTTTTAATCCAAAAGGGGCATCTTTATTAGCCATAATTTTTTTTACCTATTTAGTTATGATTGTTACTTTTTCCCAAAAGTAACATTAGACTTTCTTTGCGAGTCATACTTGACATACCTACCGTCTTTAGAAGACTCATTAAACATATTATTGTCTAATGCTTCTTTTGCTTGTTGGTTTTTGCCTGAGTAATAAGCATTACGTTCGGCTATGGTTTCAAGAGGAATCTTCGCTAAGAGTAGTCCTTCGTTATATACTACGCCAGCATGTCTACCAGAATCCATAGTAGGCAGTTCAAATTCTTGAGGTAAGTCGGTTCCTTTTACAAGTTCCCAACCCTCACGAATTCTTCTACTTACATTGGCTCTATCCTCTTGACCCATCATTGATTCGCGTATCCATCGATACTCATATCCTTCTGGAGCTGGAGGTGTTTCTAGTTTTCTTACTGGTCGCCATGGGGTTCTACGCGATTCTTTAGCGTGAGTTTCGGATTCACGAGATTTTCTGGTTGTGGTTTCTTGTTCTACTTCATTAGTCATCTTATTTTGCCTCTCTTAGTGAAATTTTTTGTTTCTCTTTAGCAACAGATTTTAACCATGCGTCTTCCGACATATTATGTGGTTTCAATCCTCTAAGACGTTCAACTTCTGATTTAGAAAAAGTCACACCGTTCTTCTTGCCTTGTGTTTTTTGACGACTTCCTACGGAAGCGGAAGCAACTCTTTGCACAGAGGGTCTACTTTCACTTTGCTCGTCTTTTTGCCCTTTTAAATCAGGGTAAACTTTGTAAACTCGGTTATTCAACTCATTATAATATTCGTCTGAATCAGCGTCAAAACCTTCGTTAATTAAATTGTAATGGGTAAAGTAAGCAAATTGTGTTGCTTGCACATTGCCTTCATCACTTTGATCTCCGTACCAAGAATTGTTTTCATGCCAACTTGTAGCCTGTTGTGAAGGCTTTACCTCTTGTTCTTGTTGCACATATTCTTGTTGTTGTGCTACAGGTTGTGGATTTTGAAAATTAGCCTGTTGAGCTTGTGCTTGAGCCATTCTAACTTTTTCTTTTTGTATGCTTATATCACTTTTTAAAGAATCAGCTTTAGACATCAAATCTGCATCAGCAGACTCTACAGCCTTTTTGTACAACTCATTGGCTTGCATTTCTTTTGCATCAATAGCTTCTTGTTCTTTTTGCAACAATGCAGCTTGTGTTTGCACTCTTTCTTGAGAATAATAATTAGTTTCTTGCTCTTTTCGAGCCAACATTTGCTCTAGTCTGGTTGCTTTTTCTTCAGCCATTCTATTGCGTTCATTTAACTTATTTATTCTTTTGGAAACCGATTTAGTATAATTCTCCAATTCATCGTCTGGAGATGTTTCTACTATGTCCTGTTCTACTACCTCTACTTCAACGTCATCAGCTTCAGACTGAATTTGTTGTGCATTTTCTTGTTCATTCATCATAAACTCACTATGTCATCAGGGTCGAGAATTGTGGCTATCACTTCATCATCATTGATAATGCGTACTTCAGCACCTTCCTCCAATTTAAAACGAGAGCCTGAGTAACGCCCTATTAAAACCCATTGTTTTTCTTCACACCATGGTGTTCCGTTAAATCTTTTGCTGTCTTTATAACAGTCTGGTCCTTGTTTCACTACATAAGCAACTACCGTAGCCAGTGCTTCACGATCTACGGTGCTTTTTGCTAAGTGTATTCCGCCTTTGGTTTGTGCTTTACCAGCGTAAGGAAGTACCAACATACGCCAACCAGTAGGTTGTGGCATGCGGTCTAAAAGTGATTGATCTAAAAGCGTGGGATCAAGAACTCTTGCCTCTTCCTCTATATAAGCATCTGCAACTATGTCGTTTGTTGATTTTAATTCTGCCATTTATTTTACTTTGTAAATTTCTTTTATTTCGTTCTCAACATAGTATAGAGCAGATAGTTCGCCTTGCAAATATTTATAATGTTCAATATCTTTTAAACCGCCTGACATTAAAGTATCTTGTATTTGTTCTTTCCTAGTTTCTGTTATCTTTTTGAGTTTATCAAAAAAAGCTATCTCATCCATTATTTCTTAGCTTTAGCTGGTTTACCTTTTTTCTTGATAACTGGTTTAACTTTGGCTTTAGGTTTTTCTACAACCTCTTCTACAACTTTTTCTACAACTTCTTCAACTACTTCTTCAACTACTTCTTCAACTACAGCTACAGCTACAGGTTCTTCACCTTTTTCTAATCTAGCCATTTTGTCTGCAATTCTTTTTTCATTGACTACATTTTTAGCATACTTAGCTGCTTTTGACTGTGCGTGTGCTGTTGCTTCTGCTTCTCTTTCTAATTGTTTTGCTTTGCGTAACTCTTCTACTGCTTTTATTTTAAATGATGTTGCCATTTTAATTCCTCGTTTTTGTTTCTAATTCTAACAATTTTAGATCAGCGTTTTGTCGCAATCTATCTATAGCTACATTTAGTTTATCATCAGCTATATTTTTTTGCACATTTATACGTTGTTCTTGCAAATTGCTATCAATTTCTTGTTCTTGTGCTCGTTGGTTTTGTTTTTGCATAAACTGTTCTGAGTCCATGTTTAATTCTTTGTCTTTTAAATCCAACTCAGATTTTCTTATTTCTACTAATGGGTCTTCGCTTTCGCCTTGACCTATCGATTGTAAGAATTCAGATGTCAACTGTGCCATTATTGGAGAACTGTACTGATCTAAAGTCATCTGTATTTGTTGTTGCATCTGTTGTGCTTCTTGTGGAGACATTTGTTGCATTTGACCTTGTACTTGTTGTAACTGCATCTGTACTTCTTGTGGTATTTGCTCCATAGACATTTCGGCAGACAAAAACTGTAAGTGTTGCATGCAATGACTAATAATTATTGATTGTATCTGCGGATTCTCCTTAACCACTTGAGTCAAAAATAAACTTCTGTGTGTGTCTAAGTGAGCTTGGTGGTTCTGACCTTCAAACGCTTGTGCTGGTTGTCCTAACATTAAGCTACTGTTTTCTGTACCAGCGTCTATTGGTTTAGGTGTCATGTCGGGCGGTGCTGGTATTAAAGACTCTACATTGTCTACACCTAAAGCTGCATACATTCTTTTGTAGGCTTCGTACAAACCTTGTTGACCATGTATTTGTGGGTTTGACTGCACCATTTGTAAAAGTTCTTGTGCAAGAGTAATTCTTTGACTTTGTGAAAATATGTTGGGATCAGACACTGGCACAACGTCTACTCGACCATCAAAGTCTTGTTGTTTTATTTCAACCGAACCAGAACCCATAGCAAATGGGTATTGCGGTGGTAGATACTCTGCAAAAACTTTTGAAAGCAACTGAAATTCTTTCTTTTGTGCGTAATGTAAACGCTTGTGAATTGCCGACATAACTTTTGTACCACGCTCTAACAAAGCTACTGTGGTGCCAACTGGCATGGCTGCGTTGCTATCACCTACGTTCATATCAGCTATAGCTGCAAATCTTTTACCAGAATCAACCAATAAACCAAGTAACTGCATGAGTACATTGCTAGGTTCTTTGATAGGTAAAGGTATTAAATTTTCTCGTAATGAGCCACCTGTAGTATCAATGTCTCTAAATTCACCGGGTTGCAAAGGCTCATCTTCATTCCGTATTCGCATGCCTCTGGCTTTAAATCCAGCTGGTAAATTAGCCAATGTTCCAGCGTCTATAAGTTGTCTTAAAATAGAGGTAGATGCTTTGGATAAGCCACCTATCATGTGTGACAGTCCTAATCCGTAAAAGCCTAATCCCGGTAAAAATTTGTATTGTACAAAATAATTTATTTTATTTTTAAGTGGATCACTTTCTAAATAATTTCTTCTAATTGACAAAACGGCTTCTGAAGCCTCATCGATAGTAATAATGTAAGGAAGTTTAAGTCCTGTAGGCTCTCCGTTAGCGTCTACGTCTTCAAAGCCTTCTATGTCTAAAACCGTGTGTATTTCGTAAATGGTTCTGTTTCTGTCCTCTCTGTAACTTGATTCTATGCCTTGTATTTCATCAATTTGCGTTTTAATATCAGAATCGTCTTCACTGTAATCTTCATCATTTATTTCAACGTCTGCATAAAAACCTGTAACTTGTTGTTTTTTTATTTCATTAAGAGACATGCTAATAGCATGCGTTATTCTTTCTGCTGAAGACATGTCAGAAGCCTCGTAAGGCACAATTAAATCTTCTGGTGCTATAAATTTAGATATTGCTTTGTTTGTAACCAAATCAAAATAAATTTTCTTAAAGGCAGAACCAGCAAGTGGTAAATAAAACAACAACATGTCTAGCTCTGGGTCGTATTCTTGCATTACATTCATAATGTAATAATTCATAAACTCTTGAACTCTCTCAGCTTGGCTTTCAGTTTCTATGGTTCTTGCACCAATTATTTCTGTCTTAACTGGACCTTTAGCTGGCAACATTTCCTTATAGGCTTGTGCTTGAAACTGGGTAACTGCTTCTGCTAGGATCGGATGAATTACGCCAGAAGAACCTTCAAATGGCTGTGATCTGGCTTCGTCAAATTTCATGCCTAGATACTGCAAACCTTCTGTGTAAGTTTTTTCCCATTCACTTCTTGATTGTTTGTCGCTTTCTACTGAACTTATTAAGTCAGAAGACAATTTGCTTAATTCACTTTCGTCTATAAAATCAACTAAATTAGAATCAAACGCCATGTCTGGCATGGGCTGTTCTTCTATCTCATTAGTTACAAGTACTTCTTCTTCGTTGACTAAAATTTGTGCAGCATCGTTAATTTGTTCTTGACGAGACTGTTCTGGTATTACTTCTATTGACCTATTTTGATCAATAATGTCAGGGTCGTTTTCTGTTCCTAATGCTTTGTCTATTGCCATAATTTTTTAGTGTAGCACTCTAGGTCGCATTTCGTCACCCAAAGAAAATAAATCTGTTAGCTCGCCTTCTAAAATCAAACCTTGTGATTCTGCTATTAGCTCTGCTTGTTGTTCATCTTCAGCATGGATGTCAGGACCTTCATACTCTTTTGTGTCGTGTACAAATCTTGTTATAAATATCTTCATCAATAATACACCGTTCTGTCTTTAGATAAAAATTTCACTTCGTCTTGATAGTCTTCTTTTAAAGATAAAAAACCACCTTGTCTAAATCGCATCAAAGCCATAGTAGCAGAGTCACAATAGTCATCATGATCTCCAAATGGAAATGATGCCATTTCTTCTCGCACTTCATCTGCATAATCTTCGTCTGGTGCCCAAACCATTCCAGATTCAAAAATAGGAGCTACGCTGTTCATTCTGGCTATTTTGTCTTGTCCTCTGCTTGGTGAGTAAGCAGTAACAGGTATGCCCATGCGTCTTAATTCTTGCGTTAATGGTGTTCCAGATGCTTTTGCTTCTATTAGCACACAGTCTGGCTCCCAATACTTATATTCATCAAAAGCAATTTTCTTTAACTCAGGAAAATCCACTCTAAATCTTTTTGCATCTAACAGAATAATTTGCTCTACGTTATCACGGTCAGTAAATATAGCCCAAGTTGTTATGGCTGAATAATCTGCTGTTTCTTTCTTAGAAAAAGCCGTGTCATAGCTTTGTATAACGTAACTGTAGTCAGGTATGTCTTCACCTTCCCATTTTTGCCACCACTCACGCTTAACAATAGAACCTTCTTCAGAAGTAGGGTTTTGCATCCATTGTGCGTTCCATTTAGAAACAGGTAAGGAGGCTTTTACTGACAAAAGTTCTTCTTTTTTCCAATACTCACCCCACAATGGTTTACCAGACTCTGGCATAATTGCTGGAAATTCAATAACTTCCCATTGGTCTGCGTTGTCGTCTCCTTGTTTTTTTATTACTTTACCAACCAAATCTTTGGTACTCCAACGTGTCATTACTATAACAATAGTGCCTCCCGGCTGTAATCTTTGTCTAGGTCCTGATGTGTACCACTCGTAAGCAGATTCTAATGATTTAGGAGATAAAGCGTCTTGCTCTGAATGTGGGTCATCAATAATTAATAAATCTGCACCACGACCTGTAATAGCACCACCAACACCAGCAGCAAAGAACTCGCCTTCCATGTTGCTTGTCCAACGTCCAGCAGATTTGTTGTCTGCTTGTAATTTTATTTCTGGAAAAATAAGCCTAAAGTCTTCACTGTCTATCAAGTTTCTTACTTTACGTCCAAATCGAACTGCTAATTCTGCGGTGTGAGTACATTGAATTATTTTTAAAGCACCGTTTAATCCCATCATCCATGCTGGAAAAAACGTAGACGCAAATTCAGACTTAGAGTGTCTTGGTGGCAAGCACACTATCAGTCGCTTTAATTTGCCTTGAGCTATTCTGTTAAATTTGTCAGCTATTAATCTGTGGTGTTTGCCTTCAATAAAAGTGTCACCCCACATGTGTTTAACAAATCCCATAAAATCTTTTTGGCAAACGTCTTGTTTGTCCAGCTGATCATAGCGACTTAATAAGGCTACAGCCTCTGCTTTGTCTTGTTCTGAAAGAATATCAAAATCTTTAAGAGAAATATCACCCATAATTAAATCAGGTTAAGCGACTAGGTAGTGACATAGTAGCCACTTAACCCTAAACACATAAGTGTCTGTAGTCAGTATAGTCCATTTACCTGTCATGCTAAACCTCGTGCCATTCTTTTCCTTGAAATAACAAAGCCTCTGCTTCTCTTCTGCGTATCAAACCATCTAAAACTTCACCACCAGCTTTGTTCCACCGTTTTATTTGTTGTGGTATTTCGTTATATTTTTCTTCATTTAAGTCTTTTAATAACGTAGAACTTTGAAAGTTAGTGGGTCCTAAATTGTAAACCCAAGCACACAAAGAGTCATATTGGCTTTGGTTTAATTCTACATCTACCATGTCATTGACATAACCTTCGTATTCAATCATTTCTTCTTGTAGCATGTATTCTGCTTCTTCTTTTGTTATTTTATTGCCTTCTTCAACACCCTTGATATGACCATATCCTATAGTCCATACACCAGCTGGACACTTATAAGCCTCTAGCTCGCAACCTTCAAACTTTTTAATTAACGCTAATCCTTCTTGTGATATTTGCATGTTATTCTCCCCACGTTCCGTCTTCCAAGATTTTTCCTGTTTTAGTTCCGCCCCAATATTCAACTGCGTGTTTTTCTTTAATGAGTGTGGCACAAATATCTTTGCCATCTTCTGTATAAGGAACGCCAAGAATCCTTCCATATTTTCCTTTGCCTAATGATTTAAGTTTAAACGTACCTATACACAATTCTTTCAATCTTTCTTTAGCTTTAAGACCAAGTGCTTTTTCTTCTAAGTTTCTGGTCCTAGATTCTGGAGTGTCAATTCCAGCCAGACGAACTCTTTGCTTGTGTAACTTTACGTCAAACCCCAAATCTAGTACACAATCAAAGGTGTCTCCATCAATAATTCTATCTAACGTAGCTCTGTATACAAATTCATCTGGTGCTTTACTCATCTTTGTTCTCCTGTGGTTTGTCTAGTTCTCTATAGTATTTGATTATTGAAAGTATGTCTTTTGTGTATCTTGTTATTTCAGCCATGTCCATTGACAGGTTTTCATATTCTTTGCTTGATAGTGCATAGTATGCTTTTCTTGGAGCGTCACCCTTTGCAACCAAGTCTAAATATTCTTGCATCAGTTCTGGTGTAATTATTTCCCAATCCACTTTAGACAAGCTCATTGGATAGGGCAATGGCGGATGATACAAAGGTGCACGTTCTGCAATGCTTCTGACTTCTACAGGTTTTACAGAATCCATCAAGCTACAGCTTGCCATAAATATGCTTAAACTAATTACTGCTAGGTTTTTCATCAAACTGATTTGGGTTTGTTAATTTTTCGAGTGTAGCCATAACTCTGGAAGACGCTTTGTTTACTTTCTTTTGTAACAAAGCTGGTTTAGCTAAAGCCAATTGGTCAAGATCGTGATTGGCAAATGTTTTGCGTAACCTGTTAACGTCTTGCATGGCTTTTTGTTTGTCAGCTTCTAGTTGATTTAACTGTGCTTGTTGATTCTTTTGTTGTTCTAAATAGTTCTTTATAGACTCGTTTTGTCTCTCTATTTCTGTTTCTAAGACTATTTGATTGCCTTTAAGCGTAGAGATTTGGTCATTCAAGCGTTCTATGTAGTAAGCTGAACCGACTATTGTTGTAAGTAACAACAATCCTAGTATCAATGTTAATTTCATGCCCATGTGTATACTTTTAATGCTTCTGCTTTGCCTTTTACTTTAAGTGGTTCTAGTGACTTTAACATATATTTACAATTTTGTGCTGTTTCATGCCCTATAAGAGTACCAACACCAGCCTCCTTAGTTCCAGACTCTAAACGAGCTGCTACGTTGCATGGATCACCAATAAGACTAAATGCAAATCTGTCTGTAGCTCCAAAATTACCAGCTATGCACACGCCAGAGTTTACTCCAATACCAATGGCTATTTCTGGTATGCCTTCTTCTACAAAACGTAGGTTCAGTTCAACAATGTTTTTTTCTATTTGTTTTGCAGCATCACAGGCTAGATTGTGATGATCTGGTTGTGGAATGATTGTGTTGAAATGAAACATACCAGCATCGCCTATGAACTTGTCTGTAACGCCTGAAAATTGATTTACTGCCTGTACTTGTACGTCAAGCACTGAGTTCATTATATAAGTGACCATTTCTGGCTCTACAGACTCAGAAAGGCTTGTAAAACCTCTTAAATCAGTAAAAATTATTGAACAATCGACCCTAGAACCGTTAATTTGGCATAGTTCGGGATTTAATTGCAATTTCTTTATCATGCGTGGATCAAGGTATTTACCAAACTGTTGTTTTATGAGCTGTCTAGCCTTGTATTGCTCTCTAAAACGCACATAAAAGGCTGTAGAACCAGTAATAAACTGTGCAATCAGCGTCCAAGTTACATCTATAAGCAATCCTTGTTGTATTGTCCAAAAGCCGTAATAAGCCGTACCAGACATTAATACGGTGCCGAGTGTAATGCCAAGGCTTATGCCAAATACGTTTAATATGAGCCACATAAGACCTATAGAAACCAACAAAATGCCTGTTTCAACCGCCAAGGCGTAATCTGGAACATAAGGACTGTTTTCTATCAAAATTGACTCAGCAAGAGCAGCTTGTATCTTGTGTGGTTCAAGATAACCAACAGGTGTGCTTAACTGAGGCATGACTCCTTTAGCAGTAAATCCTACGAATACAAAACGTCCTTCTACGTCCATTTCTTGTAAATCCGTTTGAGGAGTATTCACGAAACTTATCCACTTACGACCTAAACTGTCTACTGGTACTGCTGGCAAGCCTTTTACTCGTATTTCTTCCAGACCATTATCATTAGTTTTTATAACGTAGGTGTCTGCTCCAGCTAAAATCTTTAAAACTTCAGTGCCAAATGCTGGCACCCAACCGTCAGGTGTTCTAAGCAATAAAGGTATTCTTCTAACGAGACTGTCTACCTC